GCATGTCATTGATGTGATAGCCGAGATACTGGATATAGCCAATGAGATAAGTAATGAGAATACAAAGTTCAATTATTTGACCACCAGATCCTCGTTGATGAAATTTATGGGGGCAGATTCTTTAAATATTAATGAAGTGACGTTGAAGTTCCTCAATGATTATACCTTCTGCAACATAAAAGAATGTCCCCAGCCTCGATCCGTAATTATATATCCAACCTTAAGGCATCCATTAACCGGATAAGGGCAAAGTACAATAATCCAGAGATAGGAGAGATAGTGATTCCTTACAATCCTTTCGAGAGATATAAGATGCCTCCCATGCCAATCTCAAACAAAAAAGCATTACCTCCGGAGATTATAAGGATGATCGCAAATATTCCGGATGATACTTATTACAATAATCCATCCAGAAGTCTTTTGAATTTTATAAGGGATATGTTTATGTTGTCGTTTTATACAAGAGGGACAAATACTATTGATTTCATGATGATGAAAAAATCCAACATGAAAAAAGGCCGGTTGGAATTTGAACGGACCAAAACCATGAACCGAAGGATGGATAGGGCTTTTACCTCGATAAAGTTAGAACCAGAAGCGCTTGAAATTATCTACAAATATCCCGGAGATGGAGATCGGCTCTTATGTATAGGAGATCGTTTTAGCTCAGAAAGATCTTTTAGAACCGCCATACGACAGGGAATGATCGCTCTTCGTGATTACATCGATTATCAAGAGATGTCTTTCTATTCGGCTCGCCATTCGTGGGCCACTATAGCGAGGAATGATATCGGCGCAGATATTGATAATGTAGCTAAAGGTTTAAATCATGCTTCTGCCTTGCCTATAACGGATATCTATATTAAGCCTGATTGGGGTAGGATAGACGAGCTTAATAGGAGGGTAATAGATTTTGTTCTTTATGAAAGGCTTAATAAATAAGCGATATTGACAAATTGTAACAATAACACTTAAAAGGGCCGTATCAAGCTCTGTATTGAGTAATGATACGACTCTTTCTTTGGTCTTTTAATATGATCAAATTTCAAATTATAAGTTCATATTTCAAAATTTGAGTTTTGACACACCCTCTATCTCCTTCCTGTTACGTTCATCATTTTTCCTATGTCACACCTGCCAAGGATTCAAGTAAGGATCGTATGACTTCTGAAAAGTAGCTATCCCCCAGTCCGTAGTTGGCTTGCCGGTATTGTCCACTTTTCTTGGAATCATGGGGTTGATCTTCAGTCTGTTTGCGTCCTTTAACCAGGCCATAGATGTCTCATAATCGTTTGACCTAGTAATGGATACATTATTGGGAGAAATGTTCTTGGTAAGCTCGTAAAGGGCTAATCTGACCATGTGCTTCTTGATGTTCTTATGCCTGGGGTCCTCCAACGCTAAGTTCTTCCCGATCTCTGGGATGTCACTATTCACGTTCAACGTAGGATAGAATACCTTTCCATCGTAGACCACAAATTCATGTGGCGATAACTCATATTCATTATAGTTCGGATCATATGGTAATATCTCACCCCAACATTGAGGTCGTAAGTCTGGTGATATTGTCTCATCATAATCGGTTAATTCATACAGTTGATAAAAGTTGTCACCATAACTTACCGGATCGTATAGCTGGAATGGGGTAGGAGTCCATTTTAACGGTTCCGCTTTCTCCCAGCAGTTTGATAATGGAACTCGTATGTCATTGAACTCGTAACCATTCTCAATCATGCACTCAAACACGATCCCATTGTAGCAAACCAAATCCCCCGGTCGATAGGTCAATAGTTGGGAGTAAGGATCGGCGTTGATAAGTTCTTGGATCTCGATTGACTCTTCCCAATAAATCTTGTCGGTGGGAACCTTATAGCCACTGATAGAACGGATCACCTTATAGATATTATCCTCGTACTGGATATACGCCCCTACGGGATAGTTGATCCTTCTATCATACATCCTGATAGCCTTACCTTTCATTAACTCATTCTCAATCTCATAATTCTCCACCAGGTTCTCTAATATCGACATCTCTGCCAATTCCTCGGCTTGTATAAACTTATACTCGTTTCCCGGTTGGATTATTTGTTCCAGGGCTTCCTTGGTGATTATCTCTAAATAATCACTATCCAACAAAAATCTGTTATTTTCCATTTAGTAACTGAATTGTGGTTTAATTATTGATGTTGTTAATACGGTTCCTGTTTGTCCTCCTCGCTGGTATTTGAGCCAGCTCTTAGAAAGGAATGTACAGAGGATATAATCAAGGACATCTGTGCAGTTATGAACCAATATACCATTAGCGAAAAATTCATGCCGATCCTCTACCGTGATGTCATAGACCTTATCTATAATCCTTTCGTTAGATTTCCTTACGGATAGCTTCTTCGTCTTCTCGCATGTTACAAATGTTTTTTGTATTATCTTATCTATTTCTGCAAAGCCATCTTCTATCGTATAGAAAAGATGATCTGGGGTACAAGTGATATTTGTGTCCCCTATGGAGTAATCCTTAACCATTACGTTCTTCCCTGTTATTTCCGAGAAAGTTACTTTCTTGTATCCTTCCCTTGTCAATACGTAATCGCCAGCCTTTACATTTTCTATAGGTATTTCTCCCTCCTTAGTGGTTATCATCGTTCCAGCGGCAAAACAGTGGCCATATTTCTCATATCTTACCTTCGTCTTGGGATCTGTGACTTTTTGCTTGTTCTTTGTTCCATCCTCATTTCTGATCTGATAGACCAAATCCTCGGTCAATTTCCTACACCTTAAGTCGATATAAATATTCCATCCATCCAGACCATCGAATAACTCATTGATCCAATCAACACGGTTCTTCTGAGGGGGTTGCTTGGCTAGTATGTTCTGTTTTGGCCTTAATATGGTGTTATTCATGCAAGACTGGATAATGGTGAAATTGTTTACGCCATCCTCGGTTTGCGTGTTTCTAGCCAATCCAGCGGGATCGTCAGTCAATACCACTCCTCCGATCTGTTTTGATTCCAATAACTTATCTTTTACATACTGGGCGAACTTAGGTGTGTTATTTAGCTTGTCCTCTGGTTTTCCAAGAAATTCCTCCAAAAAATACACGTTCTTATTCTCCCAATCAATTTGTACAACCTCACATGTCATATGCGGAAATACGTTGAAGTCAAACCCTAAGATCAACGGTTTCATCGGATCATATACGTTTTCTTTTAAGTTTTGAACAAGATGCTTATCTCCGGAGAAACCTTTATACAGCGTCATGGCGTTCGCTTCTACGAAATCCCAGTTTCCATACAGAAGACGTTCCCTTGTGGCGTTATTCTTGATCTTGTTCAAAGAAGCCTCATATATTTGCCGAAAGCTCTCATCCGGATTATCAAATATGGAGAATCTGATAAATACCTCGCCATCCCTGCATTTTACGGGGTTCCCTTCCTCATCTTGCACGAACCTCTCACGCAGCCAACATGCCGCCGGGTTACAAGACAAGAACATCTTGGGTGTCTTGAATGTCTCCGATGTTTTCCAACGAATACGGGAGAACATAACATCTGCCGCTCTTTCAGATATCTCGGATGCCTCATCAACAAATACGATCGTTGCTTCCATCGAACCGAAACGGGAGAAATCCAAGTCAGCTGGAAGATCAGCCATTTCTTTCATCATGATTACGGATTCGTTCCAGAAAGTTATCGTTCCTTCTATGTTGTTTATGCAGAAATTCTCATCCTCTTTCAATCCCCATTCTTTCATCACTTTCTTAATTGTTATGAAAGTTGATTCTTTCAGGGATTTGATGGTCTTACGTGCTACCACGGCACGTATGTTTGGAAACCGCATACAACTGCTTACCAACCATGCGCTACCTATATATGAATTGTGAGTGACCAAAAAATCGTCCGTGATATACAGTTGCTCATCGCTATCAAGTGTTATACATCTACATTCTTTAGGATCGTCCAGCTCGATCACTTGTCTTATATATCTTCTATGTTCTGGGGTTATGGTTGGTTTTATCATCTTATTAAATCTCGGATCAAAAGAGAAGCGGACATAATATTTTATAACCGTACCTTTTCCCTTGCTTTTCGTGATAGTGGCTATGGCTCCTACGCTCCTTAATATATCCACTAATTGATTGGCGAACTTTTCCGATCGGCTCATGAACTCATACTTGCCGTTGTTCTTTATATTTACTTCCTTGAGCAATCCCTTAAGAAAATTTTTTCTATCCTCTAGGCTGGAGGTGACTAGGTCTTGTGGAATCTCTGTATGATTTGATCTCTTAAAATTATTAGGGTCTGGCATGATATTTCGGATATAATATCCCCAAGAGTAAGCGGTCATATAATTATCGAACTTCCCACCGAACTCTTGCTCGATCACGGTGGGAACGAAGGCAATATTTCCATGTCTAAGCCTTTTCTTTATGGTAGCAGCTACTATAAAAACTATCGTACAAGTTCCTGCATATGTTGGATATATCAAGATCAGGCATATCTATCAACCCATAATCTAGGTCTTGGTTTAGTTTTTGTCTTGCCATTATTTTACTTTTACGGTTTGTGATAAGAATGAGTTACATTTAGCGAGGAACGGTATGAAATTGGCGAGATTAACGATCGGCATAGTCCCTAACATGGTAGGTGTGGTTATTTTTGAGCACTCTGTAATAAACTCTACCATGAGATTGACAAGCTGGGTTCCCAATACCGCCGGTTCTGTAGCCCCCTCGCCAATAAATATTTGCTGTCCCTCTATCGTAACACCGGAGTTATCCAGTTTCTCATAGGAATTACCTACGCTTTCCTTTATTTGCTCTTTCCCGACTTCCATCTTTGACGATCCTACCTCGGATGTTATTTTGTCAGTGGTGATAGATGAGGTGGCTGAACCGGTCTTGTCTAGGACGGTAGATGTTATTGACGAATTGGTATACGTGGTTACGCTCTTGTTTCCATCTTCCTGTAGCTCGTTATAATCAACGCTATCGTCCGGTATTTCGCTGGTAACGCCTATATTTACCTCTTTGGTTGAGATAGTGTTGTAGGTGTCGATATGAGAGAAGGATAATATAGAGGCGTTTCCGGTACCTACGGCCCATAATACCGTAACATCTGACTTAATGGTTGGGACGATCACCTGCCCCTTGGTTAATCCGGGTATGGCGTTTATAGGTATCTCGGGTATCCTTACTGTTCCGTCCATGGAGATGAAGTCAATGGTTCCTACAGCCCCTTTGTTACCTGATGTATATTTAGCCACGAATCCATGTAATATCATCAAATTGTTCTCAGGAGCTTGTACGATCCTTCTAAGTGCCTCTGATAGTTTGTTATAATCTGCCATTATTTATCACTTAATTTGTATGGAATCTTTAATTTTTGTCTATAACCTCTTACCCCAAAAGTTGTTATCACCTCGCTTACAACATAGGTCCCGTTTCTCTCGGGATTAAGATTATCCGTCAGTCGTACCTTGCATCCGGCTTGTAATCCAAAATCACCGAAGATCGTAATATCTCCATCGATTCCGGTCTGGGATATCTCCCCGAATTTCGCTTCTGCATTCTTGATAAGAGTGTTACGGTTGACGTTATATTCATGAAAAGTACGAATGTTATAAGCAGAAAGATCGATTTTAGTGTTCTTGCCGCCATATTGGTTCGTAAGGTTGTTGTTTTTATCATATTCTGATAATAAAGTGTTCTTTAACTGGTTCTTGCTTATCTTTGTCTCATTAATCACTTGAAACTTGGATGTGTCTTTTGGGTCTCTTCTGATAGTCGCTTTAAACATGGAGTTATCCGGGTACATGGCGATAGCTTCTAACGCCATGAGCGCTGGATCTAATTTGTGGATGGACAGGTTATCCTCTGCCACGTTTTCATCAAACTCTATATCGTAGGGGGTATCCGGCATATCTTT